TGAGGAAGAGGGATCGTGCGACGCCTCTACGATCGTAGTGCCAGAGCCCAAGTCGGACAACCCATTCGGTGGGGATGACGTTGACGTCGAAGCTGCTGACGCGGATGGCGGGGACTTCTAAGCGGCGAGGCCTAGTCTTCGGCTACCGCTCAGGACTTGAAGAGAAGGTGGGTGAACAGATCACAAAGTTTGGCTTCGCAGTTCAGTATGAGGCCTACAAGATCGCGTTCACTCCCCCTCTCAAGTTGCGGACATACACGCCGGACTTCGTCTTGCCCAACGGCATCGTCATCGAGACCAAGGGACGTTTCATGACGGCAGACCGCCAGAAGCACAAGTTCATCCAGAAGGAACACCCCGATCTGGACATTCGATTTGTGTTTTCAAATTCTCGCCAAAAATTAAGCAAGAAGTCGCCGACCACTTATGGAATGTGGTGCGACCAGTACGGTTTCCAATACGCCGACGCCCTGATACCTATTTCGTGGTTCGAGGAGCCGTCGTATAAGCGCCGACTTGCAGCAATACAGGGGGCAATCCCGCCTCCAACAAAAAGCAGGAGCAAATAATGGCACCACCCACCATCAACAAACGGACGATGGAGGATATGGTCTATATCCACCTACACGCCGTCGGCAGTATCTCTTCCCTCGAGGCCGCCACTCTCTACAAGTGCCGGTCACTATCCCGACGGATCGCTACCCTTCGTGAAGACGGGCTCGACATCTTCTCGGAATGGTGCAAGGACCTGACAGGACAGCGCTACGTCCGCTATTACATCTCGGTGTAGGCGATGGAGAGTGACAGCGAGTTCCTATATCACGAACCATGCCCTGAGTGTGGTTCATCCGACGCCCTTGCGCGGTACACTGACGGCCACGGGAAGTGTTTCTCATGTGGGAAGTATTTCCATGCCGACGGCGACGCGCCCAAACCGAGGAGCACACATAAGATGGCGGGAGACTTGATCCCTGCGGGGGAAGCTGTGGCGCTACGCAAGCGGTGCCTGTCCGAAGAGACCTGTGCTAAGTGGGGGTACACAGTCGGGGATTTCGGAGGGGTGCCGGTCCAGGTGGCCGCCTACCGCAGTCCAGAGGGACACGTTGTCGCCCAGAAGATACGCTTCTCCAATAAAGAGATGAAGACCAGGGGGGACTTCAAGCAGGTCGGGCTGTATGGTCAACATCTCTGGAGCGGCGGGGGTCAGAAAGTAGTAGTGACGGAAGGTGAGATTGATGCAATGTCAATGTCGCAGGTCCAGAACCACCGTTGGCCTGTCGTGTCCATCCCCAACGGAGCGCAGGGGGCGGCTAAGGCACTGACCAAGGCACTGGGATTTCTCCTCACCTTCGACGAGATCATCTTGATGTTCGACATGGACGAGGAGGGGATTAATGCAGCCTCTAAGTGCGCCCTCCTCTTCCCACCGGGCCGCTGCAAGATCGCCAAGCTGCCCCTCAAAGACCCCAACGAGATGTTGGTCGAGGGCAGGGCAAAGGAACTAGTCAGCGCAGTCTTTGAGGCCCAGGTCTTCCGCCCCGATGGCATAGTCACCGTCAGCGACGTTCGCGATAGGGTGCTGGCGCCTAAGCCAGTGGGCCTGCCGTGGTACTGCCCTGCGATGACAAGCATGACCTATGGCCGGCGGACGGGGGAAATCTACGCTCTAGGTGCTGGCACTGGTGTCGGCAAGACAGACTTCCTCACGGAGCAGATGCAATACGACATAGGAGTTCTCAATGAAAAGATCGGCGTCTTCGCTCTTGAACAGCATCCAGCAGAAACTGTCACCCGACTGGCAGGAAAAATGGTCAGTCTACGGCTCCATGTTCCTGATGCTGGATGGGAAGTCAGTGACTTGGTATCCGCCGTCGACCTACTTGAAGAAGCCGACGCCCTTAGAATGTACGACAGCTTCGGAGCCACAGACTGGGAGATAATACAGAACACTATCAGGCACTTAGCTCATGGTGATGGTATCCGCATCTTCTACCTCGACCACTTAACCGCCCTAGCTGCTGCTGAGGAGGACGAGCGGAAGGGACTGGAGAAGATCATGTCGGAGATGGGGAGCCTAGTTAAGGAGCTCGACATCATGATCATCCTTGTCAGCCACTTAGCCACACCTGATGGCAAGCCCCATGAAGAGGGCGGCCGTGTCATGATCAGGCACTTCAAAGGCAGCAGGGCGATCGGCTTCTGGTGTCACTTCATGTTTGGCATGGAGCGCGACCAACAGCATGACGACCCAATCCTTAGGCGCACCACCACCTTCCGCTGCCTCAAGGATCGCTTCACTGGTTCTGCTACTGGCGAAATATTTTTTCTACAATACGATCAAGCCTCGGGCCGTCTCAGCGAGACAGCCTACAACCCATTTGAAGAGGAAAGGGCACTACATGAGGGCGTCGATGACGAAGACAGTCCCTTCTAGGAGGGCGCCTGGGGCACTCAAGGTGTCCATCAAGGACGGTCTTCTGACCCTGAAAACCACAGAAGTGACACTGCAGCTGACTATGGACAACTGGCGGCTGCTCACTGAGACCATAGGAGACATGAAACAATGACTGTCGCAGAGACACAGCACGCAACGACATGCGCGATCATGACCAAGCTGATCGACAGGATGTACGCCGATCTTGTCAAGTCGCAGGGAGACCACAAGTCCTTACTGGCGCAGCACCGCGCCGCCCGGCAGGAGGTGACACACCACGCAGGCCTGGTCATCGCCCTACGTAAGCAGCTGGATGAATTGAGCACACAGTACGACACCCTGCTGGAGCACTGCGAAGAGGAGATATGGGAGGCCCGCAAGCCTCTGATAGCGGGGGACAGTGCGCCACCGCCACCAACGCCTTGCTGGACACCATCGACAGGGTCCCCTGCCTTGTTCGAAGTGCAGCCGTCGACTGCACCATACACTCTACCTTCAGTCGAATAAAACTTCACACAACGAACACTCAAGAGAGATATTGATATGGTTCGTATGGTATTTGACATCGAGACCAACGGCTTGCTGGACACCCTCGATAGTGTCCACTGCTTGGTCATCAAGGCTGTCGACGACGGCACCATCCACTCTACCTACAATGGCGGCTATAAGGACATCGACGACGGACTGGCCATACTCTCCAAGGCTACGGAGATCATCGGCCACAACATCCTAGGCTTCGATCTCCCTGCCCTCGAGGAGGTGTATGGGTGGAAGCCATCGCCTGGCACGAAGGTGACCGACACTATGGTACTGACCAGGCTGCTATGGCCCGACATCAAGAACAAGGATGCTAGGCGTATCAAACAGGGGAAGCTGCCTGGCAACATGCTCGGCCGCCACTCCCTCGAGGCGTTCGGCCACCGTCTGGGGCGCTGGAAGGGGGACTACGCCAAGATCATGAAGGACGCAGGCATCGACCCTTGGGCTGCATGGTCAGAGAAAATGCAGGAGTATTGTGAGCAGGACGTCGAAGTCACCCACGCCTTGTGGGAGGCTTGCATGGCACGAGCCAAGGCCTTCTCACAGGAGAGCCTCGATCTGGAGCATGCAGTCGCCAACATCATCATCCGGCAGGAGCGCAGGGGCTTTGCCTTCAATGAGTGCGCCGCTCAGCAACTCTACGCCGACCTAGTGGGGCGCCACAATGACTTAGCGCAGGAACTTAGGGACACCTTCGGGAGCTGGACAGTCAAGACACCTTTCCTCCCCAAGCGGGACAATAAGACCCTAGGCTATAAGAAGGGCGTCCTGACCCATAAGATCAAAGAGATTGAGTTCAATCCAGATAGTCGCCACCACATCGCCAATAGGCTCAAAGTTATGTGTGGCTGGAAGCCCAAAGTGTTCACCCCTGGGGGAGAGCCGAAGGTGGACGACAAGGTGCTGACTACGATCGACTACCCTGAGGCCCAGGGGATCGCTGAGTACCTAATGCTAACGAAGCGCATCGCCATGCTGAGGGACGGCAGCCAGGGCCTGCTGCGGAAGGTGAAGAACGGCCGCATCCATGGCCGTGTCAATCCCAATGGAGCAGTCACCGGCCGTATGACACACAGCTCCCCTAACATCAACATCCCTTCCAATACTGCCCCTTACGGGGTGGAGTGTCGGGCGCTGTTCGAGAGCGGGGAGGGTTACAAACTGGTGGGCGCAGATGCCGACGCACTAGAACTATGCTGCTTAGCGGGCTATATGGCGAGGCACGACGAAGGCGCTTACATCAAGGTAGTCTTGGAAGGCAATAAGGCTGATGGCACTGACATCCATTCCGTCAATGCCCGTGCTCTGGGGCTGGGGGCCACATCAGAGTACACTGTCGACGGCCGCACACTTACAGGGCGGGACATCGCGAAGACGTGGTTCTACGCCTTCATCTACGGTGCTGGTGATAGTAAGCTGCGGGACATCCTAGGGAAGGAACAGGCTAAGCGCCTGCAGGGCTCAGGCCGCAAGGTCTTCCTAACTAACCTGCCAGCCTTGAAGGTGCTGATTGAACAGTGCAAGGACAAGGCTAAGAACTACGGCGCTCTGCGGGGGCTCGACGGCCGGCGGCTCTATGTCCGTCACCTTCATGCCTCCCTGAATACGCTACTGCAGGGGGCTGGGGCGATCATCATGAAGAAAGCACTGGTGATCCTGGACGAGGACCTACAGGAGCGGGGGCTGGTCGCTGGTGAGGAATATGAGTTCGTCGCCAACGTCCATGATGAATGGCAGATTGAAGTGCGTCCATCTTGGACATCAACAGTCGGGCCGATGGCCGCCGACGCAATCAGAAAGGCTGGCGAGAGTTATGAGTTCCAGTGCCCCTTGTCGGGGTCGTACAAAGTCGGAGAGAATTGGTCGGAGACACACTAATGTCTAAGGAAATTCGGAAGACAACAGGAGAGGGCCACATCTATGTCATCACAAACCCGGCTTGGCCTGGGTACTGCAAAGTTGGGCGTTCGCTTGGGGTTACTGAACGCCTTAGGACATATCAGACAGCGTCACCCCATCGAGATTACACCCTCGAGTTCACCCGAAGGTTCGCTGATGTACACGCCGCAGAGCGCAGGATCAGAGCCGTCCTCCCAGCCTTCAAAGCCAAGGGAGAGTGGCACCACATCTCGGTCATCGCCGCTATCTCACTACTCCACAGCCTCCCTTCTACGTGAGCGCTATGGTATCGCCAACGTATTTCAACAGGAGCATGAGAATGATTAACCTAATAATCGCCACCGCCATAATGCTGTGCCTGGGTGCCGTTGGGTACCTTATCATCTGGCTGGCCGCGGGGGTATGACAATGAAGACACTGCTACTGATCGACGCCGATATGTACGTCTATCAGGTGGCTGCTGCTGGGCAGACGGACGTAGAGTTTGATGGCGTCCCAATGTCCACCAGCGATTTCACCACCTGCCTGACCAACTTCGACTACTTAATCGACGATGTCATGGAGAAGATGGAAGCCGACCAGTTCATCCTTGCACTCAGCGACCCTAAGGGTGGCAACTTCCGCAAGGGTGTCCTGCCTACCTACAAGCATGGGCGGGTGGGCCTTACAAGCCCGCTGGTACGCCGGCAGATGGAAGAGTACCTGATCGAGAGGCGGGGCGCCAAGACCAAGCCAGGCCTCGAGGGTGACGACATCCTAGGCATCTGGTCAACTGGTAGCATGTACCCAGGCTTCCACAAGATCGTGGTCAGTGGCGATAAGGACATGAAGACCACAGTCCCTGGCTTCCATTGGAATCCACGCTCTGACAAGCCAGACGTCGTCACCTTCGTCAGCGAACAGGCAGCAAACTACGGGCACATGTACCAGACCCTTACAGGTGACTATGTCGATGGTTATACAGGCATCCCAGGCATCGGCCCGAAGAAAGCTGAGAAGATACTGGCTGACTACAAGGACATGCCCGACAGCAAACCTATGCGCCTCTTGATGTGGCGTGATGTAGTCCGCGCCTACGTCAGTAAGGGCCTCGAGCCTGAGGATGCCCTAGTCCAGGCACGCTGCGCCCGCATCCTCCGCGCTGAGGACTACGACTTCACCAAAAAAAGACCCATACTGTGGAGCCCACCACGATGAAACACGGATATGAAGATAGCTTCAAGGCCGCAGAAGCCCTCAAGAAAGTCAGGGAGAGTGCCAAGCGTCCTGTCGTTGACTACTACTCACACGAGGAGGAGGTCGAACCATTCTCAGCGCCGCCGAGGACGTCCTTCGACAAGCCAGAAGACGCTGTCAACCACCCCGGCCACTACACTAAGTACAAGATACAGCCGGTCCACTTCATCATGGAGAACGATATCCCGTTCTGGGCCGGCAACGTTATCAAGTACGTCCTCAGGCATGGGGATAAAGACGGTATCCAAGACCTTAAAAAGGCTCAGAGATACCTGGAAATGCAGATCAAGAAGCTTGAGGGAGACCCGTCGTACTCACAATAAGTCGATTACCCCCCTCTATAATGCACTCCCACTATAAGGGAAGTAACACAGATGGATATAAATAAAGGCGTTTTTGACCGCAATACTATTGAGCTCCTCGACGAGGTGTTCCCTCCACGACCCCCCGACGCCAATGATAGCGAACGGGAAGTGTGGATGAAAGCCGGTGAGAGGCGCCTAGTGGAATGGCTGTTGATTAAGCTCAAAGAGCAGGAAGACCACGGCCTTGTGCTTCTCTAGCCCCAAAATACCGGACCAGAAGATTGCTGGCCCACCACCCACCCCTGAGTTACCCCCGGAGCCGCCTATCACGGCAACAGCTGCCGCCAATAAGACGAAACGCGCTGGACGTAGCTCACTCAGGATCGACCTAGCCGCTGGCGCCGCTGGCAATACCAGCCTCGGAGGCAAGTCAGGCTCGGTGATCACATAATAATAACCACGACGACAACACGAAGGACTACACTTCATCATGACAACTGCAGCAGCGCGTTACGCAAAGCTGGAAGCTGAGGATCGTCGTCCTTTTCTGGATCGGGCGCGTACCTGTGCCAAGCTGACTATACCTACGCTGTTCCCCCCTGAGGGATACAGCAACTCGACGCGGTACGACACGCCCTATCAGGGAGTAGGGGCGCGGGGCGTAAACAACCTCGCGTCCAAACTCTTGCTCACCCTTTTCCCGCCACACTCCCCGCACTTCAAGTTTGAAGTCGACGAATTGACGCTCGAGGAGCTAACAGGCGCCGAAGGGATGGAAGCAGAAGTCTCCAAGGCCCTATCAGCCTACACCAAGAGGGTGATGACTGACGTCGAAGTCCGCGCCTTCCGCCCGTCAGTGTTTGAGGCTCTCAAGCACCTGATTGTGGGTGGAAATGGATGCCTTTACGTACCAGAAGAGGGCCCTACTAGGTTCTATGCCCTAGAGAAATACGTATGCCGCCGCGACCCCTCAGGGAAGCTGCTGGAATTGATTATCAAAGAGAGCATGAATGTTGCCGCAGTCCCTGAGGAGATACGCTCCCAGGTAGCAGCAGCCGCCACCACAGAAGAGAAGGTGACGGACGATACAGTCGATCTCTACACCTACGTCTATATCGAAGATGGCGAGTATCTCGTTCACCAGGAACTAGAGGGCGCGATCGTCCCAGGTTCCGACGGATCATTCCCTGCCGAACGCCTGCCCTGGCTCGTCCTCCGCTTCAATAAGGTTGATGGAGAGAACTACGGGCGCGGCCACTGCGAGGAATACCTGGGCGATCTCAATGCCTTAGAGGAACTCTCTAAAGCAGTCGTCGAATACACAGCCATTGCATCAAGGGTCTTCATGTTCGTGCGACCCAATGGCACCACCAGCGCCCGCATCCTCAAGAAGGCGAGCAATGGTGACATTCTAGCCGGCGACGCAGCAGACGTCACCGTCCTTACCCTCGAGAAGTACAACGACTTCCGGGCTGCAAGGGAAACGATGCAAGAAGTTGAACAGCGGCTAGCGTTCGCGTTCCTTCTCAACACAGCGATCCAGCGCCCCGGCGAACGGGTGACAGCTGAGGAAATTCGCTACATGGCCAGGGAACTAGAGAGTACCCTCGGCGGCGTCTACTCCGTGCTATCGCAAGAACTACAACTCCCAGTCACGAAAATCCTTATCTTTCAGTTAGTTAGGACAGGCAAGCTAGACGAACTGCCTGACACAGTCCAGCCGAAGATCGTCACAGGGCTCGACGCCCTCGGTCGCGGCAACGACCTTGCCCAACTTGATGCCTTCATCCAGGGTGCCATGGCCTTAGCGCCAGAGGCAGCCGCCGCCGTCATCAACTGGCAGGACTACATGACACGTCGAGGAGCCTCTCTTGGCATCGACATGGACGGCCTGATCAAGTCTGAAGAGCAGATCGCTCAGGAACAGCAGCAGGCTCAGATGATGCAGATGGCCCAAAGCATGGGACCACAAGCAGTTAACCAAGTTGGCCAGATGGTCAACAAACAAATGGAGACGCCAGAAGATGGCTGATAATAATAAGATCGACACCACCACACCGCCTGCCGACGTGTTCAAGGAACTAGAAGTCAAGGCAGCAGCGGTTGTCCCAGCCCCCAAGCAGGGCCCGCACGATCCTGATGCCTATGGCACCGACGTCAAACCCCTCCGCTCTGGAGAGAAGCTGGTACATGGCGATGGTGGCAAGGTCTACCGTAAGCGTGCAGGCACCCGCAAGGGTAGCTACCGCATGGTAAGGGTCAACTGACGTGGTCGAACGTATGGAGAGTAGTGACCACACAACGGGCCCTGATGCGCCTGTGATAGAGGATGCCGGCGGACGGCCCGACAGTGTGCCAGAGAAGTTCTGGGATGCCGACAAGGGTGAGATTCGCACAGAAGACCTACTAAAATCCTATACAGAACTCGAGAAGAAATCCTCCGGCCTCCCATCCGACGAGGCTGCCGCTCCCGCTGAGGGGGCCCTTGCTGCTGAGGGGGCCCCTGCTGCTGAGCCCGAAGAGGGTGAGGCGAAAGAGGAAGCAGTAGTGGCTGCAGGCGTCGACATGGACGCACTCGAGACTGAGTTTATGGCTGAGGGAAAGCTTGGCGACGATAGCTACGCCGACCTGGAAGCCAAGGGTTTCAATCGAGAAGAAGTTGACGACTTCATCCAATACCGCACCCAGAAATCTGAGCGGTATATGGGGGAGTTACACGAGACAGTGGGCGGCGCCGACAACTTTGCCAAGATGGCAGAATGGGCGTCGAACAACTGGACTGCCGACGAACTGAGTGAGTACAACTCAGCCGTCGAGAGTTACGAAATGGGCCGCGCCAAGCTGGCCATGAAGGGGCTCCGCGCCGACTACGAGAAGGCCAACGGAAGAGCCCCGAAGTTACTTGATGGAGATGGTTCCCGTACTGCGGGTGGCACCCTCTACAGGTCCGACGCTGAAATGCTTCGCGACATGGAAGACCCTCGTTATAAGACAGATGCTGCTTTCCGCAATGACGTCATGGAGAAGGTCGGAAGGTCACAGAAAGCATATGGCCAGACCTAACCCCAACACCCTCAAAGGAAACTAACTAATGCGCCTCATCAAAAAGTTCATCGACTTCAATGACGAAGATACCGCCGTTGTTGTTGGTAACACCTACCCCGGCGATATGATCGTCGACGGTGGGTTCTTCTGCACCGAAGTCTTCAACGGTACTACGCCCATCATGGACATGGGCTTTGTCGCTGATAACGCTGGTGGCAGTGCCGATCCCAACGCCCTAATGTCCGCCGTCACCCCGACTGTCGGCGCCTTGGCGATGGACGAACTTGCCGCCACGACTAACAAGCGCTGCACGACTGCTGACCAGGTCACTGCTACCTTCTCGGTGGCCTCGGGCACCCCGTCGACCGGCAAAGGCTACGCCTGGGCCCTGATCATGACTGAGAACGTTCTGAACGACGACAGCTAAGCCCTGCCGTCTACCTATCCCTGGCCCCGAACGGATTATTTCGACGGGTGCTGGGGCGGTGGGGGCTGGCTGCTGCCGCTCCTCAGCGCTGCCCCCACCACCACCTATCCAAAGAAGGAGTTTTTGCATGAACAGAGCCCTATTTTTATCCCTATGCCGATCCCAAGTATTCAACGGCAGGCTGACGGCAGAAATTATTAAGGGTCTCGGCGCCATCCTCGACGCCTTTGATAGACACCACGTCACAGACAGAGAAATGCAGGCCTATATTCTGGCGACTGCCCAGTGGGAGACTGCCCACAAAATGTGGCCCATCAGAGAGTACGGCAGGGGGCAGGGAAGGCCGTATGGCAAGACAGACCCAGTCACAGGGCAATCCTACTACGGCAGGGGGTTCGTTCAACTGACGTGGAAACGCAATTATAAGACCATGGGTGACCTGTTAGGGGTTGACCTCGTTGGGCAGCCCGACCAGGCCCTCGAACTCCATCTTGCCGCTGACATACTTGTCATTGGCATGAGAGACGGCCTGTTCGCCCCGAAGTCCGGCAAGCTGTCCAAGTACCTTGGCAAATCCCTTGATTGGATTGGCGCCAGGAGAACTGTCAACGGCACTGACAAGGCCATTGAGATAGCCGCGATTGCCAGGCTCTTCCACGCCATCCTACAAAAATCATACTCGGCTGAACGCATGATCGTTATAGAGAGGCCACCGTCCTCCCGGCCTGTTCGTGAAAAGGTAACTATCGCCTCCCTCCTGATCAAACTGTTCAGGTATCTCTTATCAAAAAGGAAATGACGCACATGTCAGAAGACCCAGAGAAAGTTGAAGACATCTTTAAGGACGTGCCGCAGGGCAGCAGAGACCCCAACATAACCCGCGAGCAACTCATTGAGATGATGAACGGCCGTGGTGAGCGTGTTCCCCGCAAGCCCAAGACGATCCTGGGTATGCCGAAGAGGAAGCTCTTCATGTATGTCGGCGCCGGCATGGCTGTCGTCGTAGTCGTAGCCGTGTTGTTCGGCTAATGCTCAAGCGCATCTGGCGCCGGCTCAAAGGTTTCAGAACGGTTGTCGTCAACGCCCTCATCGGCTTGGCGGCGGCCGCCCTTGTTATCTCGGAGCAATTCACAGGCTTTAACTGGCGCGACTGGATGGAACCGAAGTACGCTCCATTGGCAGTCATCGCACTCAACGTGCTCAACACCTGGCTCCGAAGTGTCACCACTACTCCCATGGGGAAAGCACAATGATCGGACTACTGTTCAGCAAGTTCAAGGTCGCCATGGTCGTCGCCCTAGTGGTGGCGCTCATCGGCGCGGCTGGCGCTCTCTACTGGAAGGGCAACGACAACGCCCGCCAGAAAGCCAAGATCGCCCTCCTGCAGCACAACCTTCAAGTCACGGAGCAGCACCTAGCTGACACTGCAGCGGCCTATGCTGCTGACACCGCCCGCTCAGCTGAGGACAAGATAGACAACAACGCACTGCGTAACAGGATACAAGAGCTAAATGACTATGTCTCACAGCTTGATGATACCGCTTGCCTTAGTGGCGATGATGTTGACGAGTTGCGTAAGCTCTGGTCCCACGACGGTTAGCCTCAAGGTCCCCGCCATCCCCTCCGATTTGCGGTCATGCTTCGATTACATTGTCCCAGCCCCTAAGGGGCCACTAACCAGGGGTCAGGTGATGAAGCTGATCTCCTCGCTGAAACTGTCCGAGACTGAGAAAGTCCGGTGCGGTAAGCGTCTCATCCACTTCTACAAGGATTTCACGTAATGGCATTTGCATATACCAATACCGTCAAGGACGATCGGTTACAGGCGGTTATTGACAATATCGACCTCGGCGCCGGCGCTGGCAAGCTAGAGATCGGCACAGCCGCCATGGCTTCCACGCTCGTCACTATCACCCTCGCTGACCCCTCAGCAACCAAATCCGCAGGCGTCCTGACCCTATCTGGGGTCACGCTCAGCGCCAACGCCAGTGCGGCAGGAACGGCTGTTGAGGCTCGCATCCGCGACAGCAACAACGTCGATGTTGTCACTGGCCTGACAGTCGGCACCGCTGCCACAGACATCATCATCGACAACGACGTCATTGCCAACGGACAGACTGTTAACGTCACTGCCGGCACCATCACACACGGCTAAAGGGGCACCCTGATCATGGGAACAGAGAGACAACCGCTCAATTCTGTGATCACGTCCACTAACCTGAGTAGCGCCACGGTCGCATTATTGGACGACGATCCAGATAGCCCTGGCGGCGATTGGGTTACTGCCGACGATGACAAATCAGCCGGCGTGCTTGTTGTGGGGTTCCCCACCCCCACTGGGAACCCTACAACCGGCGCTGGTGTTCAAGAATTTAAGATATACACACGGCTGACCGTAAACGGCAATGCGTGTTCGTATAACATCTACCTATCTGAGGCAGGCACCCGCCGGAATGGCGGCACCGCTATTGCCTCAGGCTCCGTTACCTCCACTACGGGGCAACTGATCACAGCTACGTGGAACGCCTCTTTACTCAGCACAGCCGATGGTTCGGATGTTGAGCTTGATGCCGCCTTTGGATTTGTTGGCGGCGGACCGTCTTCAAGAACCGCTGTCGAAGTGGACGCTGTTGAGTGGAACGTCACCTATGACGCCGCCCAGATCACCGGCACCCTAGCTGCCACCGAAAGCTTCACAGACACAGTTGCGATCACCGCTGACGCTGACGCTGACGCTGTCCTTGCCCATACTGAGGCAGCTGACGCATTCGCCATCACTGCCGACGCTGACGCTGACGCCACCCTAGCGCACACCGAGGCGGCGGACGTATTTGCTATCGCTGCTGGTGTTGAGTACGACGCCACCTTAGGGGCCACCGAGGGCTTCACAGATACGGTGGCCATTACTGCTGAGATGGCTCCCGCAGACGCTGTCCTTGCTATCACAGAGCCCGTTGACGTGTTCGCGATTACCGCTGACGCTGACGCAGGCGCTGTCCTGGCCGGTACAGAAACTGTTGATGTATTTGCCATCACTGCTGACGCTGACGCTGACGCAGCCCTAACAGCGACAGATAGCCCCGACGTGTTCGCCTTCACCGCCGACGCGGATGCAGACGCTGTCCTTGCTATCACAGAGCCCGTTGACGTGTTTGCCTTCACCGCGACCCTGACAGACGGCGCCTCTGCTTCCTTTGCTATCACAGAGCCCTTTACAGACACATTCGCCATCACTGCTGACGCTGACGCAGCTGCCACTCTAGGTGCTGTTGAGGCTCCAGACGTGTTTGCCATCACTGCTGGTGTTGATGCCGACGCTACCATGTCCGCAACTGAGGGCTTCACAGATACGGCGGCCATCACTGCCGACGCTGACGCTGACGCTACCATGGGCGCTGTCGAAGGCTTCATAGACACACTCCTAGTTGTTGTTGACGTGGACGTAGGTGCCGTCCTGGGTGCCGTTGAGGGCCCAGACGTGTTCGCCGTAACATCCAACATCGAGGCAGCTGCCACTCTAGGTGCTGTTGAGGCTCCAGACGTGGTCTTCATAAACGTTGTGGAAACTGTCGAAGAAGACACAAGCACCCTACTACGTAAGCTCACGCTCTCTAACACAGAGTTTCCCCTGCAACACGCGCTACAGGACCTCCCTGGGCGATCACCGTAAGGTATACAATGCCACTCCTTCTAGAAGCCGCCGCCGCCAACGGTGACAGCGATACTTTTTGGCCCCGGAACTCCGATAAGTTGGATTACGGTATGGCTCAGTGCGAGATCACCGGCACGGCCACAGTGACGGTATACGGGAGGTTACACCCATCTCTACCCTTTGTGTCCATAAAATCATGGACAGCTTCTGGTGGGGAGCGGGTTAGTCTCTTTCCAGAAATGAAAATCACAGTCTCGGGGTTAAGCTCCGGTACGGTCTCCGCCGCCCTGGTGGAGTAAAAGGGACCCCAAGATATGCCCAGACAACTTTCCTATGAGACAGTCGCCGCCTCCCAGACTGCACAGGTGATCGGCGGGACAGGCGATAAGGGGGACCATATCGCAGGCCTCCTGGTCATCCCCGCTACCACCTCCCCCGGCGTCGTCACTCTCCTCGACAATGCTACGTCGATCGCCCTCTTTGTGGGTGGAGCGACGAGTGTTTCCGATCTAGTACCTTTCTTCATCCCGCTCAATCTGGTAAGTCTCAGCGGCGCCTGGAAAGTCACCACTGGCGCCAACGTTTCTGTTGTTGCTTCCGGCTTCTTTACGGCGTAAGGACACAGACCGCGCAGTGACTTAAATCTTAGGGCTTATGGCAGTAATCGCTTGCCGGGCCCTATGATAGCGGGGCATCCATTTTAATCTGGGTGCCCCGTTTCCACCCCCAAAAAAGATCGGCCAATAGATCGGCCAAATGCCCCCAATTGCATAGTCGTGCTGCCTTTATAGGCGGCGTCTACAGGGCACCAAGAACACCCCCCTCGTACACGAAGAACTGACCCTACATGCGTGGCTGCGGCTGCAATTGAGAGGATAATCTGATCTGACAGGCGAAGGCGTTCAAGGGACCTTCCCTTCAACCCCTATCCACCAGGATCAAACACATGTCTGATGCAAACGTATCCTTCATCGGCCAAGTGAACGGCGCTGGTTCCCTCGATGCACTACACCTCAAAGTGTGGAGTGGCGAAGTTATCAGTTCGTTTAACACGGCCGTGAAGTTCCGGGATAAGCAGACCGTCCGCGAAATTCAGAGCGGAAAGTCTGCAACTTTCGCAGCTACTGGCAAGATCACCGCGGAGTATCACACGCCAGGCTCTGAGATTGTCGGAACCACCATCAACCAGAATGAGCGCGTCATCACGATTGATGACCTGCTGGTCTCCAACGTCTTCATCGGTAACCTCGATGAAGCCAAGAGCCACTTCGACGTCCGTTCGGAGTACACTAACCAGCTGGGCGACGCCCTGGCGCAGGCCTTCGACACCAACTCCGCGCAGGTCGGCCTACTGGCTGCCCGCGCATCTGCGACGATCACCGGCCAGGCCGGCGGTTCCGCGATCACCTCTGCCAACGTCCGTACCGTGGGCGCCGATCTCTCGGCTGCTCTCTTCGACGCTGCTGAGGACCTGGACGACGCTGACGTCCCCGAGAATGACCGCTATGCGTTCGTCCTCCCGGCTCAGTATTACCTCGCCGTCCAGCAGACCGACCTGATCAACAAAGACTATGCTGGCCTCGGCTCGATTGCCGCCGGCATGATTGACAGCGTCGCTGGTCTCAGAATCGTGAAGACCAACAACCTGCCGCAGACCAACATCACTACCGGACCGTCCGCCTACCAGGGCGACTTCACGAATTCTGCCTTCCTAGTATGGCAGCGTGGAGCCATCGGCACCGTTCAGCTGATGAGCCTCACCATGGAGAGCGGCTACGACCTCCGTCGCCAGGGCACGCTCATGGTCGCCAAGTACGCGATCGGCCACGGTATCCTACGTCCGCATTGCGCGGTCGAAGTCAAGGTTGCGTAGAGCAACTTCAACTCACTGCCAATCCACTCCATCTCATCCCTTGGGGGCTCCTTCGCGGGGCCCCCTTTTTTTTCATTTTTGAAGGACGCGCCTCATGGCATTCAAAATCATTGGCACCTCCCCGGACGCCGACAAGGCCCGGAAAGAGACCAAGAAGAGGAAGAAGGCCAAGAAGGCCACCAGTAACCCAGAACGGCTGTCTACTACGGCCCAGGGTAAGCGCCTACACAAGAGCGAAGAGAAGACCATGTCACAGGGCAAGGTCAAGAAGTCTAAGGGCTCCCTAACCATCTCGACCAAGAAGCGCGGCTCAGTGACCTCGCCGTTCAGCATCATCAACAAAGCCCTCAACAAATAAGGACATGCACCTATGGCCGAAGTCTTAGGCCCAGCCACGGAGTTGAACGCCGTCAACGAAATGCTGGCCTCCATTGGGCAAGCCCCCGTCAACTCCATCGTGACCAACGTCTCTCCTGATGCAGTCATTGCCATGAACGCCCTCCGTGCAGCTTCTCGTGACATCCAGGAAGAAGGCTGGCACTTCAATACAGAGACTGACGTCGAACTAATCCCCGACGTAGGCGACGGCCACATCGACATCCCCACCAACGCCTTGAAGGTGGACGCTGTCGATAGTTCCATCAACGTCACAGTGCGCGGCGGAGAACTATACGATCTCGAGAACAACACCCTGGTCTTCACCGATACGAACAAATACCAGATCGTCTACCACTTTGAGTTCGCCGATCTCCCTGCAGTAGCCAGGCGCTACTTCACTCAGGCCGCCATCTTTGAAAGGTTCGCGCCGGCCTACGACAGCGCTGCGCCGCAGACACGTATCAATGAGCGCAATTTCGTCAGAGCCCGCTCTGCCTTCCTAGATGCGGAGATGGAGAATGGAGACTACAATCTCTTGACGTCAATCGGCGCCTCCAACGTAATTCGCAGGACTATCTAATATGAGCAGAGTTGCCGGAACGATCCAGAACTTCATCAACGGTGTCTCCGAACAGCCACCGGCAGTCCGCCTGCCGACCCAGGTCGAGGGCCAGATCAACGCCTACTCGACTATCGTTCGTGGATTGGTAAAGCGGTTCCCTTCACAGCACATCGCTAAGCTCTCAGGCTTCGAGCCGGCATCCTCATACCTGCACACCATCAACCGTGACACCACAGAGCGCTATGAAGTAGCTTTCCGCACAGACGGCATCGACGTCGTCAGTCTAGTGGATGGCGCCAGCAAGACAGTAAACTTCGCCACCTTCACAATCACGTCACTGGACGAAGTGGAAGCCACCGCAGACGGCGTCTCAAAAAGGGTGTATACAGCTACCGGCGACACCAATCTAAACGTCATCACCACTGGCACCTTCGTTGGCACCGTTCAGCTGGAAGAGAGCGCTACAGGGGCGTTCGCAGGAGAAGAAACCAATAATGGTGCGGGCATCACGACGGCGACGACGTCCGCCAGGACGATCACTAGTGGCTACTACTACCGCCTTACGTGCTCTGCATACACCTCAGGGACCATCACAGGGACCATGGATTGGAAGGACACTGGGTACCTACAGGGAACGCCCTCTACCGACTACGAGGCCCTGACAGTTGCCGACTACACCTTCCTGACCAATAAGAGTGTGACTGTCGCCAGCGACGCCAACGTCCTCTCATCTTCCAATGGCCCAGAAGCCCTTGTCCACATTGTACGCGGAGCATACAGCCGATGGTACCGTGTCTATATTGATGGCACCCAGGTCGCTAACTACCAGGCGCCTGCCCTAAACCAAACCACTACTGCAAACTCCTACCTAGCAGAAGAAGCTATGTCTATGGAGTATATACAGACTGCAATGTGGAATGGCACTTTGGGTGGGGCGCTGCCAAGCGTGAATGGTGATACCACCAAGGACTTCGTATCTAATCTCACGACTGGCTTCACTGCAGTGCGCGTAGCTGACAACTGCTTCCACATCGTCAAGGATGATGGCACAGACTTCACCTGTACCGTTGAGACGGACACCGACGTCGACAGCACCATACTCCGCGCTCACAAAGGCGCAGTCACAAAATTCTCTGATCTCCCAAGAGAGGCCCCGCAGGGCTTCCAGATCAAGGTCAAGGGTGACGCAGATACGAACTTCGATGACTACTACGTAGAGTTTGAGTTCGATGACGTCAACGACAGCGCCGGCAGATGGAATGAGAAGGTCGCCCCTGGCATAGAAATCTGGCTGGACAAGACTACCATGCCCCACACCCTGGTCCGGGAGAGCGACGGCACCTTCACCTTTGGTGCTGCCACCTATCTTGCGAGGGACGCTGGCGATCTAACCACATCACCGTGGCCGTCCTTCAAGGGCACCACCATCGACAATATCTCATTCTTCAAAAACAGGTTGATCTTCACAGGGTCAGAGAATGTAGTTTCCAGCCGAGCTGGGGAGTTCTTCGACTTCTTCCGGGAGACAATCACCACTGTCCTCGACACCGACCCAGTCGACATCGCCATCAGCTACAGGGACGTCTCGGTCATTACCCATGTTGTGCCACAGGAAGAGACCATCATCCTGTTTGCTGGGCATGACCAGTTTATCTTGAAGGGGTCTTCCAATGATGATCTCTTCACCCCCAAGACTGTGTCCATCAATCATATCAGGGACTACCGCTCAGACCCCAACGTCACCCCAGTCACCATCGGACCGTCGATCTTCTTCGCAGTCGATGGTCGTGACGCTACTCAGGTTCGGGAACTGATCATTGACCGGCAAGGCGCCAGCGTGGAGGCACCGTCGGTGACTGCACACGTCCCAGGTTATCTCCCGCTGAACTTTACGAAGATAGTGGGCTCCTCAGACGGCAGCGCATTGGTAGGAATGTCGTCCACCCACACCGATCGGCTGTACGTCTACAAGTTCTTCATCTCTGGGAACGAGAAGCTACAGAGTTCCTGGTCGTACTTTACATTCGATCATACAATCATGGACATCGAGTTTGTTGATGACGACTTGATTGTTATTTTCGATGACGGCACAGACATCTACATAGATCAGTTGCCCTTCAATGAGGACTTTGTTGACAGTGGCGACATCTACGTCTGCCTAGACCACAGGGTCCACACCGACGACCTTGCGGCTGGCTCCTACGCCGCAGGCCCTGACGAGACCACCTACACGCTTCCCTATGATGCGTCCGGGGTCGTATGCGTCACTGATGCAAACCACACCCTGGGAATTGGGGTCAACGTCGTCGTGAATGATGACACCTCCACCACGACCGTTGTGGTTGCTGGCGATCAAACAGCAGAAACCCTCTACTTCGGCTTCACCTACGACAGCACCGTCACGCTTTCTGAGTTCGTCTCTAAGAAGAGTGGCCCTGGTGGCGCGGAAACGCCCTTCGTAGCTGGAGAACTCACTGTCCTATCGCTGGATTTGCTCATGGGACAGTCAGGCTATCTCACAGCAGAAGTCACGCAGGCCTACCGCGACACCTTTACGCACACCTTTACAGGCGCCGCTATTGGTGCTGCAGCAAACCTTGCTGGCCAGCCTGCCCTCGAGTGGGACAATTGGTACATTCCAGTCAATTCAGCCGCAAAGGAAACCACCATCACCCTCAAATCCACTTCCAGCTACCTACAGTTCGCCCTACTCAATGCTGAGTGGCGCGGACGGCTCTACCGTCGTGGCATATAATAAGCTACGTGCTAAGGGCTTTGTACGCCCAGCGACAATCGACGACGCGAAGTATCTCGCCCCCCGCCTACGACAAGCCGATCGGGATGAGTGCATCGCTGTCGTCGGCAAGCCACCAGAGGCCTTCCTTCCAGGCTCAGTGACCCTTGCTACTGGTGCCTGGACGATTATAGCGCCTACAGGTGGACGCATAGGCATGTTCGGCGTCTCCCCCACCCCTACCCTGCCCAATGTTGGGACGGTGTGGATGGTGGCGACTGACGAACTGCCGAAGTACGCTACGCAGTTCCTTAGAGAGAGCCGGCGGTGGGTAAGCGTCATGCAAGACCACTACCCCATCCTCTGGAATGTCGTCGACACCCGCAACACTGTCCACATGCGATGGATTGCGTGGTGTGGCTTCAAGTTCCATGGGACAGTCGCCATCTCCGGGCTCCCCTTCCTCGAATTTTCAAAGGTAAGATAAACATGTGCTCTCCTATGGTCCTAGCGATTGCGTCATTCGCAGTCGGTGCCGCCGGTCAGGTCGCGGGTTTCATGCAGCAGTCGCAACAAGCTGACGCTCAGGCGGAGGCGTATAAGCGCAACGCAGAGAATGCTGCTAAGGCAACCTCAGCCCGGTATGACCAGATCAACGTCAAGTCCATACAAGAGGGCGAAGCTGCGTCGGATAGGAAGTTTGAGGCTGCGCTCGACGCCCGCAGGGCTGCAGCTACTGCAGTCACTGCTGCTGGCGAGGGTGGCGTATCTGGACTGTCCGTCACAGCGCTCCTGGGAGACATCGCTTCGAGGCACGGCAGGTTCGAGACCAACACCGATAAGCAGCTACAGATCAGCCGCGCCTATCTGGGCGGGGAGAAGGTGGCGGCACAGGCGGGCGGTCAAGGGCAGATCAACTCTGTGCCCATCCCTGAGAAGCCCAACTTCGCTTCGGCGTTGGTCGGTATCTTCGGCAGCGGACTAGACGCCTTCACGGGTTACAAACAGGCAACTTCATAATGGCTCTATTTGGTAAGAACGTTTCTATTGACCGGGAACTTGAGAAGATCAAGGCCCCCTCGATCCAGGCTGCCCCGATCGGCTCTAGTCAGTTTGCAGGCGCGCCGCGGTACCAGGTGGGTAGCAACGCCAGGGCCCTCGCACAGAGCCTTAGCAAGCTGAGCACCTCGATCCAGAACTACGGCGCAGTGGCCGCTAAGGACGCCTCTGCCGACAGCCAGTTCGACGTCAGAGAGTACACCGATCTCTTCGAGGGCAGGACAGCCCAGGAAATCCGCTCTCAGTTCGGCACCGCCGATCACCAGAGCCGCTCTAAGTACCAGAAGGCCGGCCTGGCCGCCATCCTCGGTGGGGCTGAGGTCTCCGACTTCACCCGCTGGGCAGATGAGCAGTATAAGGACCGCCTTTCGACTGACCCCAACAGCGGGGACATTCAGAATGAGATCGAAGCAGAACGTCAACGTCGCATGGAAGGGCTTCGCGGCCTTCACCCAGCTGCTGGAGCATCCTTCGCTCGCGGCTCTCAGGGCGCCATGGACAGGCTCGCCGTTGGTGAACAGACCCGTCTGGTGGAAGTCATTGAGACACGTCGCGACGACGCCATCCAGGAGTTTCTACAGGCAGGCACCACAGACATCCTCTTCGACAGCGAAGCTTCCCCCGACGAGGTGGCTGGCTTCATTATCGACAGCGTCGAGGAAATGGACCTCACCGCCGGCCTGTCAAATGAAAAGAAGGCTGAGCACATCTTCCGTGCGGCGGTCTCGTTTGCCGCTCAGGGCCGCCCCAAGCTTGCAGAAGCCCTCCTCAATAAGCAGCGCGGCAATGCAGGCTCCCTAATGGGGACTGCTAAGTACAAGGACAAGTCAATAGAGCTGCTGGAGGCCGCCTACGACGCTAAGCGTACACAGGACAAGGAAGCTGCAGAAATCCCCTACTCGCAGCTGCAGTCCCTGGCAGACAGAGGACTGATGACCGACCAGGACATCATCGAGTACGAGACCAAGTTCGGCGAGTTGGATGGCCCCACCAAGTCCCGCCTTCGTCGCACTAATGAGACCGCCAAGGTGCGGATCGAAGTGAAGGCCAACACCTTCGCTGCCAAGCAGGCCATCAAGACCAGCATCGCCAATGACAAGGAAACCAGTTTTCGACAGGCGTCTGCTGACATCAAGGGTGAGAAGGGCCGCTCTAGCTGGTTCGATCAGAATGGCTACAGCACCCACACGACTACAGGAGAACCAGCCTGGGTCGATGGTAAGAGCCAGCGGGCCGACAACAAGGCTGAGTACCTGCGTAGGGTCGACGCCAGCGATCTCGACGACGTCAACAAGATGGCCGCCAAGCTTGTGTTTGCTGAGCACACAGGAGAGATCATCGACGAATTCAGGCAGACCTTGTTTGGTGGCTCTGTCCATGCCATCCCAGAGAACCTGCAGGGGGATCTGCCACATTCCGTAGCTGCTGGCCTGGGGCTCTACTTGGAGCTCTACTCCCGTGACAGCAGGGTAGCCTCCAGGCACCTCGCTGGCAATGAGGAACTAGAGGAGTTCTACGAAGCCGCAAGGATTTTCACCCTCGCCGGCCAGCGCCCACAGGAAGCCTTACAGTCAGCCTTCCAGATACAGCAGGACCTCGACCCCAAGCGTCGCAGTGTCTTGATCACTGAACTGGAGAGCATGGAGGACGACATCGTCCAGATCATGGATGACAAAGAGTTCACAGGCTTCTGGGACGTCTTCGGTCAGGGTGCCAAGGTTCCTGTAAACACCCGGCAGGTCGCTAGGGTGAGCATGTCGATGGCGAATCTATACATCCGCACAGGCATGGGTAAAGCAGAGGCTATCGAGAAGGCTGTCAGGAAGATCGGCGATAAGTACGACGTCGTCAATGGCTACCTTATCCCCACAGGGAATGCCAATATCCCAGGTGATTTCAAGGACTTAGCTCAAGAGAAGATCAGGCGATACTGGGAAGCCAATGGCGAGAAGGAAGGCATCGAGCAGCCAGAGGACATCACCATGATGCCCGTTGGAAACAGCGACGTCGCCTTCATGCTTATTAATACCAAGACAGGTGATCCTGTTGAGGACCGCGCAGGCCGCTTCCTGAACAGGGACGGCCTCGACTTCCTGCGGGGAGATATGGTTGTTCAACAGGATTTGACTACAATCGAGGACAGTGAACGCGAGAAAAAGCGCCTTCTGCGGAGGGACGAAGATGCAGAACGGTTCCGGCTTCAAATGCTGGAGCGTTCGGAAGGCATCGGCAAACTCGGACGCTGACCTTCACCAAAGGATTACACCTTAAATGAGCACACTCGGCGCCTACGACCGCGACCTAGTCATTCGTACCATCCTTGGAGAAGCCTCCAATCAGGGCGACGAAGGCTGGGCTGCGGTGGCCCACGTTATCCGTAATCGGACCCTAAGCCCCCGCTTCCCCAATAGTGCAGGAGAAGTCGCCACACAGGGCGCCAATAAGAAGTACGCACAATTCAGCACTTGGAACAAGAAGGGCGACGGCGGCAACTCACTACATGCCAAATACCGTCCAGGCGATAAGCGCTACGACGCCGTCGGCAAGACTGTTGACGCAGTCTTCAGTGGTGAGAAGGGCGACAATACTGGAGGTGCAACCCACTACTACGCCCCATCAGGCATGCTCAATAGGCGCGAGCCCCGCTGGTGGCAGGACGAAGTCAAGCGGGCCGGGGGTGTCCGATCCATAGGCGGCCACAGGTTCGCTGGGTCACCCAATGGTACAGACCGTGGCGCTGGCGCCATCACCCGCAATGATATGTCTCACGGCGCTCAGCAGCACTTCTCCGCTGACCAGGAGCGCGAGATGGAGCGTATCGAAGAGGGCGAGCCTGAGCCAGAGCGCGGCGTCGACTTCATCGGTCAGGAAGTCCCAGACCACCTCAGGGCAGAAGCTGGCACAGCCCCTGCGTCCTTCGCAGACATCATGGTCAATGAGTGGTCCCCAGTACAGGCCTACCGCGCCAGTATCGGGTACTTCGAGATGGACCCTCAGTGGTCTCTCACACAGGACCACATTGATCGTGCTCGCCAGGAGGGCCTGGAAGAGAGCTACATCGACAGGGTCACTACAGCCCACTCTGAGGGAGAGTACGAAGCCCGTCTGGGCAGTGCGAAGCGCTATCAGGCTCAGATGAAAGAACTACACGCCGCCGGCGGCATGGGCACAGTCGCCCAGCTGGTAGGAGCAGTCACCGATCCAGTGGCCCTTGCAGTCTCTGTAGGCACCTTTGGCGTCGCAGCCCCTCTCATCTATGGAGCAAAGGCTGGCCGTCTCGCCAATACAGTACGAGTAGCCGCCGTCGCAGGCATCGCAGAGGGTGCTGCAGAAGCAGCTGTGCAGTCGATCGACGCCAACGGCTTCAATCTCGACCAGGTTTTCATGGCTTCCGCAGCAGCAATGACCCTCGGGGGTACTATAGGTGCCCTATCGACGAAAGCTGGCTTGTCGGGAGAAGCACTCAAACTGGAGAACGCCGGCAGAGCGCTGGCGAGGCAGATAGACAATGGGTCAGCTAACTCCGCAACCCTTATCGCTAGGGGTGGGGGTGCAGCGGGCGCCGCTAGGGCCCCTACCATCAAGCCTCTCTCAGCAGATGATTTAGACGTCTACCAAGACGACGTCGGCAAGGCCTTCTGGTCCGCTGCACGATTTTCATCTGCTGGGAGGCTCGGGGGTTCTGAGAATGCGTTTGTCCGCGCTATCTACGACAGCCTCGGCCTGGACGCCGCTGGCCGTACATCTGGTGTAACAGCTACAGCAGCGACAGAGCGCCAGTCGATGGCTATGAGAGTATGGACCCTCGAGCGTAACAAAGTCATGGACCCCGCATTCCGGCGCTTCCATGAAGCCAACAAGGCCCGTTACGGGACAGGACCAGGCTCCACGAAGCGGGCCACTAAGGAGTTCCAAGAGGAAGTCTCTGAGTACATCAGGAATGATCGTTCTAGGCACCTAGACACCGTCAGCCCAGAAGTCAAACAAGTCGGTGATTGGTGGCGGTCCAGGGTCCAGGAGATCGGCCTAGACGCCCAAAACCCTATGAGGGAATTTGGCGGCGTCGGCAGGTCCCTCCAAGGCTTCAAGAACTTCACGCCTAATCCTAACTACGTACCACGTATCATCAATCAGCGGGCTCTGACCCAATTGGTGGAAGAATTCGGCGACGACCAGCTGCACGACTTCTTCTCCATGGCCTTCAAGAGTGGCCGTAGTGAACTACCTGAGGGTCTCGCCGACAGGGTCGGTAAGGGATACCTGAACAGGCTGCGCCATGTTGCCGCAGGGATTGATGAAGGCGAAGGCGCCAAACTCTTCTCAGGTGACATTGAAGACCTCAAGGAAGTCATTGACGAGATTGAGATTTCCGACATAGACAAAGAAGCTGTCATGGACGCAGTAAGGAAGGCTGAGGCCAAAGCTGAGAAAGGTTCTGGCACTTCCCGTGGTAAGCGAAGGGCCCTCTTCGACGAAGGCTTCAAGGCCAACGCCAGGGGCCGCGTCTCTGGCCTGGATCGAGAACTCCGCTTCGACGACTTCCTTGTCAACGACTTCCACGTCCTTAGCGACAGCTACTTCCGCAATATGTCGGGCTGGCTGGCAATGGCGAAGGTCGTCGTAGAAAACCCCTCCCAGCCTGGCAAGCTGCTGATCAACGGCATCACCAATGATGCTGACATCGCGAAGCTTATCAAGCACGTCCGGCAGACAGGTTCTTCCCTATCTAAGAAAGAGCGGGAGCGGGACGTCGACCTAATCATGGGCCTTATCGACAGCGTCCTCAATCGGAAGGAGAGCGGCGGGCCCTGGCTCAAGCGCCTACGCGACTTCAACTACATCAGAGTGATGAACCAAGCTGGCGCCCCCAGTGCTGCGGAAGTAACCAACATTGCAGCAGTGACAGGCACCAGAGCCATGCTCGAGCAGATGCCTGCCTTCCGCAGGATTATCGACGAGGCTGGTGTCTCCCGTCGTGCCGACCCCTTCGCGGAAGAGGCTGAACAGCTTTGGGGCTTCGGCGCGGATCGCTTGATGGGGCAGTCAGACTTCCGGTTTGATCACTTCGGTGATGACGTCGGTATCGCTGGCCTTGGCGCACAGTCCAAGAGCCTGGACAGTCTCGACGAACTCCTAGAGAAGGGCCGCAAGCTGACGTCTGACATTGGCGGGCTCCGTCCTGTCACGCAGATCACCCAGCAGTGGGCTGCACGGGCCATCTCCCACAGGCTTGCCCTGATGGCAGTGGGCGAGGCGAAACATCTTGATATGCCGCTCATCCGCAGCCTGGGCATGGCTGATGACGATCTCCAGCGTGTCCTCAAGGAAATGAAGAAGCGCGTCACGCTCGAGCCAGGCAAGTTTGGGAAATACAAGCTGACGCAGCTGAATACTGATAGTTGGAACCTGCAAGAAGCTGCAGTCTTTAAAGAAGCAGTCTACCGCTTTACCAGAAAGGCCATTCAGGAAACCGATCCTGGAATGCTGAACAACTGGCTGAGCGCCCCGCTGGGCAGGATCATCTTTCAGTTCCGGTCCTTCATGCTAGGCTCCTACGACGCCCAGCTTCTGTCCAACATGAACGCCTTCCAGCAAGGCGCCCACAAACGGTCGATGGCCTACTTCTCTGCGTCTCTCCTGAGTGGGTCCCTGATGCACGCCGTCCGCGTCGGCGCCAATGCTGCAGGCATGGCCCCTGAGCACCAGCGGAAGTACCTGGATAGAATGCTCGAGCCTAAGAAGATTGCAGGCGCTGCCTTCTCTCGCGTAGCGTGGTCGACGTTCCTCCCAGATATTGGGGATACAGCAGCCTTCATGCTTGGGCAGGACACCCTGTTCGGCTTCGCCAAGTCCGCCAATGAGGCCAACAGCTTCGTCGCCAATCCTTCTACCGATTTGGCAGCAAAGTCCCTCAAGGCAGTGCGCGGCTTATCCCAGAGTATCCTCGAGGACCGTCCAATGGCTAAGAGCGAACTCCGAAACTTCACAGGCATAACCCCGCTGCAGAACGCCCTGCCCTTCGTATGGGCGTACTCCTGGGCCTTCAAGGACAGGGAAGCTACACCACCGATAAGAAAGAGATAAATGGCCAATAGCTACACCAAGGTGACAAGTGGGGGTGGTGCGACATTCACCGCTCCTGCCTACATCTCGCAGTCGCACATCACGGTTTACGTCAATGGCGTTTCCGTGGCCTTTACCTGGAATAGTTCGACGATCGTGAACATCACAGCAGGGACCACCTCAGGCGACATTGTCAAGGTCGCTAGGAACACCCCAGAGACGTCTCTTGTAGCCACCCTATCAGACGGGGCGGTGGACAGCGCAGCGTACTACAACAACATCGCCACCCAGATGCTCTACCTCCACCAAGAGAGCATGGAGGCGTCAACTACATGGCACTTCGGGGATGGTGATCCTAGTGCTGTGCCTGACGAGACTGACGGCGACGTCTATTTCGACAAAGGCACCACGATCCCTGCCGATAGGGGCAACATCTGGGAACTGATCGACGGGACCTGGACGGAAGTGACGAACCTTCTGGGTACTACTGGCGCTACTGGTGCTGCTGGCGCAGATGGGGCAGATGGCGCAGATGGGGCAGATGGGGTAAGCCCAACTTGGATTGCCCAGGCTGGCGCCCCCAACGATGTTGGCGATGGCGTCAATGGCGATATGTATTTCAATACCACCACCGATGAGGTCTACGGCCCAAAGGCTGCTGGTGCTTGGGGTGCTGCGATCGCTGACTTGACGGGCACGCCAGGCGGCGCTGGCGATATGCTCATCTCCGTCTATGACCCTACAGCGGTCTCTGGTGATGCCTTCAATACCGACAACCACGTCGATGGCTCTACGAACCACGTCTTCACTGCTGCGGACGACACAAAGCTGGCAGGCATCGCCACATCAGCGAACCTGTACGTCCACCCAAACCACAGCGGAGACGTTACCTCGACTGCCGATGGTGCCACAGTGATCGCTGCAGGGGCTGTGGAGGCCTCCATGCGGGATGCTGCTATGGTTGCCACCGCAGCACAGTATCGCTCCAAGACTGCAGACGTTGGCCTCGATGCAGACATTGTCTACTCCGCAGCAGCAGAAGTCACCCTTACTGACGCAGCGACCATCGCCGTCGATATGGACAGCTTCATCAATGGTGTAGTCACCCTAGCAGGGAACCGCACACTCGGCAACCCCACCAACGAAGATGTGGGACAGTCTGGGTATATCCGCATTATCCAGGATGCTACAGGGTCTCGCACATTGGCCTACGGGACAGACTGGGAGTTTGCCGGCGGCACAGCTCCTACGCTCTCCACAGCTGCAAACGCTCAGGACGTACTGCACTACGTCGTCCTAGCAGCTAATCGCGTACTCGCGCAACTCACCGCCAACATCTCCTAAGGGACCAGCCAAGATGCTTATCAGAACAGACATACTCCGTCCATGGCGGGGAGAACGCATCGACGGTGTTCTCTACCCAAGGAATATTGAATTCTTGTGGACAGTCGAGGAACTTGCTGCAATCAAGCTTGTCAAGGAAGTACCATTCAAGGTCCCGCAAGGGCACAGGAAGGTTGGGGCAGAAGCTACCTGGAATGCTGCAGGACAGCGCCATGAAGAGACAGTGGAAGTCCCAGTTCCTACGCCAGCAGAGGCTCTTGCTGACGATAGCCTTCGGATGGACGACCTGCTAGGGCAGTACAAGATGCTGCAGAGGGTGTTGTGGCAGTTGGCCAAGAGGGCCACCAATAAGCCCAACATGACCCTTTCTGAATTCAAGGATTGGATGAGGGGGCTGTAATGGGCGTCCTCCCTGGTGCAACCCCAGCTTTGATGGGGTTTTCTTCTGCTGTAGCAGCCAATCCTGTGTCCTACTCAGACGATGATGCCCAAGCAGGGACTGCAGCAAACCCTTCGACAGCCACCATAACTGCTGACACCAAGACAGACGCCATCATCATCTGCCTAGCCAATTTCACCTCAGCAACAACCTTCAATATCACCAGTGGCACCCTGGATGGCAACGCCATGACGCTTCTGCATACTGCGTATTATGGCACCTCAGGCAGTCCCGACGACATAATGAGCGTAGGCATATTCGCAATCAGGGGCAACGCCACAGCCAAAACAGTGTCAGTCTCATTCGACGACACCCCCAATGGCGTGTATTTCCTGGCCTTAACAGTTGATGATCTGCAGAGCCTGACGCCTCTGGATACAGACGACAACGGCGGGACTTCTGGAACCTCCTCCCCACTGTCCAACCTCACTGTATACGATACAGACGGGATCACCATCTGCGCCTTCGGTAACGTCGCGCAACTAGCCGCAGTCACATGGACTAACGCTACAGAGATACGTGACGCTAATACAGGGCAGGGCTTCAGGGGCGCTGGGTCTGTCGATCTCGGACATGACCCTGCAGGGACAGTGGATGCAGCCGGTGCTAGTAATGATCACTGCCTAGTAGGAGTGACCTTACGATGACAACCCCCTCAAAAAAGAGTGAACAACCGACCGCTATGACAGACTTTTCAGAAATGGGTGAACTCCAACGTGTGCTAGGGCGCATCGAGGGTAAGATTGACGCTATAGACGACCGCTTGGACGTCGCTGATCATAACCACGAAGCTGTTGGCGCCCGCGTCAGCAGCCTCGAGCGTCGACAATGGTACTTCAATGGCGCCTTCGCTGTCATAGTAACTGGCTCTGTAATCTACATGCGTAACCTTATAGGAGGGTTATTTCCTTGAGCAACCTCAAGCAAACCCTTGGGAACATTCACGAACTCCTGGCAGCAGATATGGAAAAAGTTCTGCGGAAGGGTGTAAAGGTCGTTGGGGAGGATGGCGAGACAACCTACCGTCGCCCCAACGCTCAAGAGTGGAATGCTATCTGCAAGTTCCTCAAGGATAACGGCGTCGACAGGCCCCCTCAGGACACCCCTAGTGCCGACGACCCCTTCGCCAAGCTCCTAGTACTGGCTGCTGAACGGACCAACACAGAGGCACAACACTAATGTCACACAGAACATCGGCCTACAGCCAAAAGGGCGTAGCGCCATCCCAGGTAATCAAGACCTATTTATTTGATGACGCTAACTCTGACATGGCTGTAGACGGCTCTGGCACCCCGGTAATCTTCAAATACACAGTCCCTGCCAATAGCGTCCTGTTTCTTGAGCGGTTCATCCTTTACATGGAGGGATCGACTGCTCTCGACAGCATCAAGTTTGGGAACTTAACGGCCCTGACAAACGGTGTCGATCTAAGCGCTGGTGGGACAATCCTCCAAAACTGGAAAGACAACATCGACATAGCTACGACGATGTTCGATGTTCCTGGGCGGGCAAATTTCGGTAAGGAAGCCAATACCTTAACAGGCCGATGGACGCTGTCAAAAGAGACCGGGGGCTTTCCCCTCGCAGTAGAAGCGGGTGGTACAGTGGACGTAACGGTTAATGATGACCTCTCGACGCTTGTCGCCATGCACCTCAAAATAGGCGGCATGCTCTGCAATCTAAACTACTAATGAAATCAAAAAAGGGTTTGTGCTTCGCTGAGAATGCTGGGCACCTCCTCATCGACAAGATCAAGGCCAAGTCTGGCTGCTCCATCTGCGAGAGGGAGAACGATCCTGCCGAATTGATCTTCTGGTCCCTCAAAATTGGAGGACCAGTTGACGACAAAGATGCTAACCTGATGCACCACGCCGACGTCCTCGATCTTGGCGTTGCATGTCTGGATTGTGTCGTCCACACTTTGCAACTAGAAATCCCCCCATTGAAATAAGGCCCACTGACGGCCGTTAGGGTCGTACAGGTACCCCCATAGCCAAGCCACCGCTCGCGGGCTCTGGCGGCACCGTTCTGATTGAATTTATCCCCTTTTAAACCCAATGGAGAGCAATGCTACATGTTGAAGTCTGCTGCAATCATCATCATCACCACCCTTTTCCTAGTTTCTTGTGGCACCCCCACGGTCGTCCTCAGAGACAACGATAAGGACGTTTTCATCACCAAGAATGTTGTTACACACAACAAAAAGGCGCCTGTACGTGCGAAGGCGGAGCCTGAGCCGACGGAAAAGGAAGATGGGAAGATGGTCGAGGTCACCGATAAGAATTATCGCCACGACCACGGCAAGGGTGACCACACTGCAGGTAAGGGCAAGGGTCACGATAAAGGCAAAGGACACAAGTGACCGCCACACCGACGAAGTCCGACGACCCCTTACGCAACGAATTCAAGGTTTTCTTGTACGTTGTCTGGGACGCCTTAGGCTTACCTGAGCCTACACGGTCACAGCTTGCACTAGCAGACTGGCTGCAGTACGGCCCTAAGAGACTTGTCATCCAGGCCTTCAGGGGCGTCGGCAAGTCCTGGGTCTGCTCAGCCTATGTCTGTTGGTTGCTCTATTGCGATCCTCAGCTGAACATCCTCGTGGTGTCAGCCTCAAGGACACGCTCAGATGACTTCTCTACATTTACGCTGCGCCTGATAAACGAGCTACCATTCCTCTCGCACCTTATCCCTAAGGACGGCCAGAGAAACTCTAAGATCAGCTTCGACGTCGGTCCGGCAATCGCCGCCCACGCACCCTCTGTCAAGTCGATAGGGATCACAGGGCAGCTTACAGGGTCCCGTGCAGACGTTATAGTGGCCGACGACATCGAAGTCGCAGGTAACTCAGCCACACAGGTCATGCGTGATAAGCTCTCTAGTCTGGTCAAAGAGTTCACTGCCATCATCAAGCCGCTCGATAACTCCAAGATCGTATACCTCGGCACGCCCCAGACGGAGCAGTCGATCTACAACATCCTACCTGAGAGAGGGTATGAGATACGCATCCTACCTGCTCGCTACCCTGAGGACATCAATAAGTATGGAGAACGCCTTGCAACTTACCTTCGAGACGATATGGGGAAACAGCCTGGACTTGCCGGGGAACCGACGTGTGAACGCTTCGGACACGATGTGCTACTCGAAGCTCGTGCCGAGTATGGAAGCGCAGGGTTTGCGCTCCAATTCCAACTCGACACCTCACTATCCGACGCTGAGAGATACCCCCTTAAACTCCACGATCTGATCGTCATGGACTGCGACATTAACCAAGCTCCTTCCAATATGGCTTGGTGCAATGACCAGTCGAACATCGTCAACGAAGCCCCCAACGTTGGCTTCAACGGCGATAGATACTACAGGCCTTTCCATGTCTCACAAGAATGGCTGCCGTACAGCGGCGTCGTCATGGCTGTCGATCCTAGTGGTAGGGGCGGTGATGAGACAGGCTACGCCATTGTAGCTATGCTCCATGGTAGGCTCTACATCCTAGATGCTGGGGGCTTCAAGGGCGGCTACGCAATGGAAACTCTCGAAGCCCTCGCCAATAAAGCCAAAGCGTATAAAGTGAATGAGATCGTCGTCGAGCCCAACTTTGGCGATGGGATGTACAACCAGCTGCTGGAGCCAGTCACCTCCCGCATCTACCCAGTAGCTATCAATGAGACTGAACGATCCAGAACCCAAAAGGAATTGCGTATCATCGACACCCTCGAGCCTGTCATGATGCAGCACCTGCTAATCGCCGATCGCTCATTGATTGAAAGGGACTATAAGAGCACAGAGGACCTGCCACCAGAGCAGCAGAATAAATACAGGCTGTTCTACCAAATGACCCGCATCAATCGCGATAAAGGCTCGATACCTAAGGATGATAGGATCGACGCCCTCTCCCTAGCAGTCCACTACTGGACAGAGCAGATGGGAAGGGACGCAGATGAGGCGCACCGGCAAGCTAAGGCTGAGGCGCTCGATAAGGAACTCGAGAAGTTCATGGATCACGTCATGGATACTGAGGGTTTCGGTCCACGCAATCCTTCGTTGCTAGATAGGAGGCTGTAATGCCCCAACCCGCCAAGACCTGTGAGAACTGCGGTTCCTTCGACCCTAGTGACAGTTCGTGTCACCTAGACCCTACCACCCTGCCCAAGCTAAGGCCTGCGATAGATTGGTGTGAGAAATGGGTCCCAATACCAGGTTGATGAATGCCCGCATAGAAAACGCAGTTCGATCAAGGACTTACGATTACCCCCCGCTATAAGCCGGTGGGGATATATATAGGGAGACTATGATCCTTCTGTATATAGGTATACTCTATAGGGGACCTTAAGGGGGACCCTTTAGAGGGTATTGATCCTTCTGTATGTTCATTTTGTATGTAGGGGATAACGCCCATCAACACCCCCTTAATAGTACTACTGAAGAGTGCACTGTAGGGTATCCTTTAGGGTATCCTTTAGGGGACACTGTAGGGGACCCTTTAAAGTGGACTGTAGGTGGAATGTCAGCGGAGCGTTGGTGGGTGTCGATGGACTATTGGCACTATCAAGGCACTGTCAGGGCATTGTCAGGGCATTGTAGGCTGCGGGTCCATATTCCATCAGCGAAGCATCCGCGAAGCATGTCGATACCCCTTAGGGGGGACTGTCGGTGTATGTCGGTGTGTAGGGGGCAAATAAT